GAGAGGGTGACCAGAAGTGGACTTTTGGTCGCAAGAAAGATGTAACCACGACATGGCGACAATCGGTGATCGACATTTGTCGAAAAGTTGATACTAATGCTCACGTTCCTATGGACTTGGTTCATGAGTTGAGGGACAAGGTCAAGGAAGGTTACGGTCTGATGCAATTTATGGCACACCGAGAGAGCAAAGATGAGATTGCAAGATGGATTGATAAACTCAATACACGTTTGGCACCCCATTTGGGCTCCCTATCTGCTGAGAATAACATGAGACCCATGCCTTACCTTGCCATTCTGGGAGGAGGCTCAGGCATTGGTAAAACGTCTGTTGTACAGGTGTTTGCCTCCATGATTTTGGCCTTATCTGGCGAGGTCCCAGCTGAACAGGTTTTGCAGAATCTGTGGCAGAAGGGACTCAGTGAGTATTGGAACGGTTATGTCGGCCAGAGAGCAATTATAAAAGACGATTGCTTTCAAGTGAGGGGAGTGGCAGGTGCTCAAGATTCCGAAGCCATGGAAATCATTCGTGGTATTGGTAATTGGGCATGTCCACTCAATTTTGCTGACTTGGCAATGAAGGGAAGAGTGTACTTGGATGTAGCACTCATGGTTGGAACCACCAATGCCATGAATATAAAGGCAGATTGGGAACCTTTCATCACCTGTCCTGAGGCATTGGTGAGGAGATTTCAGGGCTCATACTGGCTTGAACTAAACCCTGAGTATGCAACTCCTGAAGGTAAGTATGACTTTCACAAGATATCTTACATTTACGGCAAGAATCTGCGTGAGTTTGCTCAGAGACGTAAGGATGACTCAGCATGGAAGCCCACTGAAGACGATGTTCTTGACATATTTCCTTGGGATGCATGGACCGTGAGATATCACGGTTTTGACAATTCTAACCCTCAAAATGGGCCCATCTTGCCTGGTGGTATGAAGGAGGCAGTTAAGATTGCTGCTTCTACCATTAAGATGCGAAAGCTTGAACATGCTAAGACAGTGGACAACATCACCTCTCATGTTAAGTACGCATCTGAGGCATTCGCTGATTTGAATTTTGACAGTGCTGAAACAGTTGAGAAACAGGCAGGCTTGTCGAGCTTGGTTGAGAAGCTTCGCTCTGCCACATCCACCCTTTTTACAACAGAGAGTTTGGACGGGGATTCGCATGATCAAGATGAACAAGTTGGTCCGTCCTCAGCTGAGGTTAAGGGGAAGCTGGCGCTTGATACAGAGGGTGAACCGATACTGCTTGATCTTGAGCGAGCGCATGAGCATTGGGCTGATGCCGCTATCAGAACTATCAAGGAATGGTTCTTCACTGTCAGCCAGTGTGTGTATGGAATAACTGAGAAGTTTATGCCACATGTTGAGAAACGTGATGGAACCACTATCATCAATGCTGAAGCCTACGTTGTTGATGCTTGCGTGTGGACCATTGGTCTGGTTGCTATTTTCCAGGTTGTCAAGCTCACCGTGAAGATTTTGTGGTCTGGAGTCAGTGCCTTATTTAAGCTTTTTGGTGTGAACTTACAGAGTAACAACCCGCCTGCAAAGGTGAAGGGCATGGGAAAGTTTTATTTTCCACGTGTGAAGTTGCAGGGGCAGGTTACATCACAAGCTGGCATGCCGTCTGATGACAGGGTCCATGAACTTGTGTACAAGAATCTGTACATGGTTGGAGTGCGCAAGCAAGGAGTCTACACGCAAATTGGCAACATGCTCTGTTTGGGCTCCCAGATCTTCATTATGCCAGCTCATTTTGATGGGTACATTATGAAGAATTTGGGAGGGGATCCTGATGCTCGTGTGGAGATAAGGCACTGTACCAGTGAACTTAAGGTATCTTTGACAGCCGCCGACTTTAAATCATGTCATGTGGCTGAGTTTGAAGAAGGTGTGGACATGATGGGAATCAGGTTGCCACCACACATCAATTTGCGATCCCATAGGATCATTGTTCAACACTTCCTTAAGGACGAGGATGTGTCCAACCTGTTGCGAGGTACTAAGTCAGCAACCAGATTGGACATAGGCCGTGAGAGGGAGAATGGCAATGTTGTAGCTCAGACCACACTGAGTTCTAATGTGTTGGAGTATACCGGCAAGGTCACTGCAAATGATGGGAGCTCTTTGACCGGGCTTTTGCGATACGAGATGCAGACCAAGAGTGGAGATTGTGGTGGTGTGCTCATGCTTTCTGAAAACCGATATTACGGTGGTAAGTGTATACTTGGCCTTCATGTCGCTGGGAAGTCGGACATTTT